CTTCTTAGAAGCACCTGACAGGTAAGCACAGAAGGCGTTTACGACGCACAGGACAAACCATCCTGGGCCGAGACCCATCAGTGCCCCACACTGGGAGATGAATTTCTCACCAGTGGTCGGGTCTTCTATCTCGTGAAAGTTGATCACTCCCTCTAGAGCATCGTCCCACCATTCCGGTTTACCGGTGATGGCTAAGACGTGCTTGAAGACGAAGCGACTCAACTCGATCGAGATCGGATCAGTGCTCTTCGAGAGATCAGCAGAATAAACAATCTTGGGATCTGCGTCCCAGATTGCCGGAGCTACCAGTTCAATCTCGTTGTTCCGCAAGATGTCCTTGGTGACTGCGAACCCCTTCAATAAGGGTAGCAGACACTTGGTCATTGCTCTTGCGGCCCAAGCAACGGGCGCAGAATGAACGGTAGCAATCCGGATCTTTCCGTCTGGCGTGATAATAGGCGCCAGCCGACCGTAGCGGTGTCCCTTGGACTCCGCTAGGTTGGCACGGAAATGTTCTGCTGGAGTACGACGGCGACGAGTAAACATCAGTGCTCGTCTCTCTTCGGAGACGAGCATGGGATTTGATTCCCACTGACCCTCAGCCATTTCACGGATGTAATCCTCAGTGATGTCTTCACGCTCCCCCCAAGGGAGGTGAACACCTGAGTAGTCCGGCTTGGAGACATGTGCTCCAAGTAAACCATGGAATGGCAGGAGGTCTGCCTGAGTTTGCTCGCCGGGTAGCTGACTTGCCGATTCTATCGACAGTTTCAGCCACCTTTCCGTCAGACGCGTGACTGCACGAGCCCTAGCATCCTTCTCCCGCTCCTCTTTGGAACGGGCGGTGTACATCTTATAGACGTACGCGCTACCTCCCTTGGCGATCGACTGCTCATAGCAGGCGGATCCGCCGGGGATCGGAATAGTTCTCTCATCCATCCGGGTGAGGGACTTCCCCTTGAAGGTGATCCCGATGAACTCTTTGAGTTTGTCCAGGATCTCCTTGGGTGGCATGGGTGCTGGCTCGCACAGTCGTTGGCGGGCAGAGCGGCACTCTTCTTGGATCTCTTCTTTCGGGGGGCGATCCAAGATGAGTCCTCGAGTTAGTGTGCTTGCGATCATCAGACGTTGGGGGGTTTTTCCTCGGTTCTGTAGTTCTCCCGTGGCTGCTGTTAGCTTTAGACGCACATTGTGTGCGAACGCTTTCAGCGACGGGGTCCCGCTGAACACCACGCTCCGGATGAGTCGGTACATCTTCATTACGATGTGTCGATTCCACGGAGCGCGTGTTGACGTCTTGACATCGCCATACACTAGCTTGAGTGCTTCCGAGATAGCCAGCCAGTTTTTCCTGACTATCCGGAGGTTGTTCTTTTCACATGCTTTAAGACTGC